ATAGATAGTGACTTTTCTAATTCTTCATAGTCTTTCCAGATCCCCAGCAAAAATACCTCAGACTCTAGTTTGGCAAGATCAAGGTTTTCCCAAGTGTCTCCACTTTTCTCTGCTTGCTCTTTAACAGGTTCTTCCGAGTCCTGGTTAATCTTAATCCCTGCTGCAAGATCAAGTAGTCTGTAGATTTCATTTAAGTTTATATGGTTTTCAAACTCTTCTATAGATGCTGCAATCTCTGGCTTGTACTGTTTCATACAGTGCATTGCACAAACTGCTAATGCGCTAATTGCCTCATAGTCATCCTTTGATGCCCTAACATTTTCAAACTCATCCATAAGTCTTCTAAGATATTTAATCTTAAGTGGAGATATCTCTAACTCTTCACCATCTATTAAATTAATGTATCCCAGTTTGTATATTTCTGTTGCCATCTTATAAGTATACCAAACAGAAAGGCCCAACCCCGAAGGATTGAGCCTCTCATGTATTAAGTTGTATTACGCTGGTGTGTAAGTACGATCTACGATCTTTCCGTATGATGCGTTATCATTTGGAAGAAGGCGGAAAGATACTTCAAACATCGTCGCTTCGTCGCGCTTTGCTGCTACTGTAACATTTTCAATTGAAAGTGCACGGTATGCAACATAGACACGCTCAACATTTATTGAAGCGTCTCCAGTTCCTGGACCAACTGCCACTAAACCACGCTCAACTGGGACATCTCCGATGTCTCCTGCTGAAAGATTAAGTGTTGGGTTGGATGAAACTGTTGCTAGATCTCCATCTTGTCCTGCTAGTGCGAACAAAAGATTTTCTAGTGTTGATTCTGCGAATGTAGTATTTAGGTTTACCTGCATGCCTTGCTTAAATAACTTAGCAACGTCAAGTACCTGGTCTACTGCTACTTCGCCGAAATCTGGCTGGAATTGAATTTCCAAACCATTCATTGTGTAACCAACATTACGGAAGTCTGCGTCATCTGCAAGGGTATCCTTGTATGAGTCGCCTGCTACGTATGCTGGCATGTCTGCGTCTGCAAGTGCGCCATCTTCGTATGTGAAGAGTGCTGCTGCTCCAACGATAATATCGTTTGAACTACCACGTGTATATGCCATATATTTCACCTCTTTTTTCTTTATAGATTAAAGGGCTTGTTTCCTCAAGGTTAAGTATATCACCTTTTTGAGGTGCTAGATTATTGTCTTTGTAACTGGTTTGGGTTCTCGTGACCAAGATGTGTTTGCAAGTTGGTCTGCCTGATGATAGTCATAGTCAATGATCATCTTGTTACCGCCATAAGTTCTGGCTGTTCCAAAGTCAATGATGTCTCTCGTCTCCTCAAGTTGGTATACCTTGAAGTTATGGAAGTAGAACACATTGTCAACTACTTCTGTGGGGCTAAGTCTAATCTGACGATTACGACACCAGTCATTAATCTCTTCTGCTGTTTCATCTCCACGATCCATAAGTCTTAGGACTAATTCCTGAATCTTAACCATTGTCTCTACTGGGTCTGAGCCTTGGGCATAAAAGTAATAAAGAAGTTGCTCACATTTTATGTGTGGAAACCCCGTTCTATTCATTTTAATCAGTCTATCCCATGTGGCAGCGACACCCTGTGTGCTTGCAGTAAAGTATTGAGTCAGGTCATTTATCGTTGATGGTGTACTTGGAAAGAATGGGAAGTCTTCAATGTTTGAAAGTTCTGGAATCTTTGCAGCCAAATACTTATTGATCCAAAGAGTTGGAGTGTTGAGTGGGCTTGCGTTTCCTGTCCAAATTACATTTGCCATTATGCAGTCCTCGCATTTGCTACCCAGCGATATCCAACATTAAGACCATGAGATCTTCCTGCACGAGAACCTTGGGCTAGGTTTTTCTTGTATACAGTTGGTTTATTAAAGTACTCTGCTAAACCACTTGATCTTAAAAAAGCCTGTGAGAAATATCTTCCAAAGAATGTGTCAAATACTTGAGCAAACTTTCCTGCAGTATTTCCTCCAGGATTATCAATTGTTACTGGTCTTTTTGTATATATAACTTGACCACCAACCTCAAACCTCAAAGCCTGTGCTCTTACTGGCTCAATAGTTACTGACTGTCCAGACTCCATAATCGATGCCTTGTTATAAAAAGGAACACGAGATCCATCTCTAATTGTTGTTGACTGTTTAAAGTCTGCAGTAAAAGAAAGACCAAGGTTGCTTACTGTGTACTTAATGTTATACAGTCTTGCGCTTGGGTCTCCTGCTTGGTACCATTCATATATGTGATGCAGTGATCTTTCATCTACCCTGGCATTTGAGTCAATGTACTGTGATGCAAGTTCTGAAATCTCAGGACCAAGGTTATTAAGAAATTGTTTCTTTCCAGTCTGGACTCCGTCAAGAAATCCTGTAGAGTAATCTATGATGTTCTTCATTTCTTTATTAAATGTTTTTGCGTTAAATATTACTTTCATACATCTACCGCCTGATTCTCAGATCTACGAATAACCAAGTTGTAGTACTCGACGCTGCCAAAAGGACCAATAAAAGGTTCTTGTGTTGCAATCTCAAAAATTGTTGACTTCCCTGTTCGTGGACCTGATGTTTCTACATAAATATGATTACAGTTTTTGTCACGAATATTAGTTAAAATAATGTTTGTCATTGAGTGTGGTGCGTCAAGGCTTGATATTCTTAGATCTGATTTTGCTCTTCCAATAAGTTGAGACTTCTGTGTAATGTTTACGTTTGGAGTAATTTCTTCTTTCCCTGCTGACCCTACTGCATTAAAGTTTGCAGCAATAGTCTTATCCATTATCCAAGTTTTCTTTACATTTCCGTATGCACCCTGCTCAACAATTGGATAGTATATATCTGCCTGCATTGGAAAAATAAAGTCTGGCTGCTCGCATATCATTAAATTATCCCTGGCTTGGTAATAGTCTTAACATACTTCTCCAGTATCTTATCTACCAAGAAGTTACCAGTACCGTTAAACATTGTTTTGTCAAACTGAATTCTAAACTGATCTGTGTTGTAGGCAGTTACATATCTCTTGTAGTAATCTAACTTTCCACACTTTAAGTCTTCAATTAAAAGTTTTGAAGCATATTCAATATCTGCTGGAACAGTTAAATACCCGTGGTCAACTATAAATGTATAATCAGATCCTGAAGGAAAGCCTACACCCTCATAACCATAGTATCCAAGATCCCCTCTTCCAATTGGAAGGTTTTGTGCAGTTGACTCAAACCTATTCATTTGTCCAGGATAAACTTTTTGAATTGCAGTCTTATCTGGTGTAATTACGTATTCGTATTTATTTGTATCTGGAGTCGATCTGTCATAGACAAGTTCGTTATTCTCATAAACTTTAAACACTCTATAAATTTTTTCCCATAGTGGAAAGTAGTCAGATCCATTGCCAGTTCCAACTACACTAACTTTCTTATTGTAAAAACCTTCTGCAACAAATGTATCAATAATTGATCTTGCCACCAACTCTAAAGTTGTATACTCAGCAATCTCTGATGCTGTTGTTCCCAATGTGTTTGGGTCTACGTATGGTCTTATTAATTCATAAAACTCTTCGTGAATAGCAGTTTCTGTCTCGTTGACAATTTTAAAAAGTTCTACTCTGTAGTTATTATCGTACCTTCCAGGAAGAGAAATCTCTAGATCATCTCCTGCATCTGAACTCAAAAACTCTAAATCTTGTACTGAAAGATCCGCCATATCTGTAACCCTTGCATAGATGTCTACATTGTTATACCCTGCTGGGACAACAAAGTTAACTGCAACTGTTTCGTATGGCGGAACTCTCAATATCTCCATGAATTACTTACCAAATTCCTTAGCAACTTCTTCTGGTGTTGCCATGCGGATGTGTGAGCGTGTAAGCCATTTATCTGCTGCATCTTTTTCAACAATGTTATAGCCACGATAGACTTTTCCCACCTCTGACCAAGTAACATTCTATGTAGGTGCTGCAATAGCATCTGGCTCAGCCTCTACGTGTGGTGGAACAAAAGCCTCTTCTACAACTGGAGTTTCTACAATAGGTTCTACAACTGGCTCTTCGACAACTGGTGCCTCAAAAACTGGTGCTTCAGATACTGCTTCTTCTACAATTGGATTTTCATTAAAGTTTTCCATAATTTCCTCCTAAATAGTATTATATCATTATAAGTAATAAAGGGGAGTAAGAGCGTTAACTCCTACTCCCCCTAATTTTTACTGTTTACAGATTATGCATCTGCTGCAGCGTCTGCCCATGAGATAGCATCCTGCTCTTCCCATTGAATACCGAAGCGAACGAAGACTGTATATTCTACAGTATCCTTCTTTGGCTTGTATTCACGGTTAACAGTGATATCTCGCTGGAATCCCCATACACGGTTCTGAGGGAATGTCAAGTCGACATAACCTGCAGGGTAGTAAGGAACTTCCTGAACATCAATTCCGAGAACACGTGTTGTACGTGCTCCACCGAATGTCTGTCCAGCGCCATCAAGGTATGCTTGACGGTTTGAGGCAGTACCTGCTGGACGGTTAGCAAATGCTTCTGCTACTGCGTCTGCAAGTGTACCGTTGTTCTTGATGATTCCCTGGAATGCATCTGTACCAGCATAGAACTTCAAGTTAGACTTGATAGCACGATACTTACGTGGCATTGCAAGAATGATCTTCTGCATTGCGTCTGTTGACCAAGTGTTATCAGCAACTGTTACAACTGCTTCATGTGCATCTCCGTCTGTCTTAACGCGGTTTACGAAACCATCCATGATTGAAAGGAAGTTTCCTGTTGCGCCATCGCCATTGATTGCAAGGTCTTCGATATCATTACCGAAAGCATTTGTCATCAAACGAACAATGTGATCTTCTAGTTGTGCACCTTCGATGTTATCTTCTAGTGCTTCTGCAGATACTTCCCAGTCAAGACGAATCTTCTTTGTAGTCAATTCAACCTTTGAGAATGTTGCACCTGCGTTTGTGTAGTCGCCAACTGCTTGCGCTGCTGCACGAATAACACGCTCTCCGACGTTTACCTTTTCGAGTTCCATTGTGTTGGCTCTCATAGTAACGCGACGGCCATCTTGGGCGAGAATGGTTGCATCCCACACGTAGTC